TTAGGCTAAGCTTAATTACTAGAGCATGGCGCCTATTAACTATGACAGTGTTACATTCGAGATTGGAGACTTGGTCAAGTTCATAGGATTTAATTATACACCAGATTATTACATACCAGCGGATGAGCTGGAGGCCATGGGAATCATAATAGATGTAGTTACAGTTAAGGGGATTTATATAACGCGTGCATGGATGTACCGGGTATATTGGTTTAAGACTGAGCGTATAACTGAAACGGTCGCTGCGCACCTTCAAATCGCGCGCGGGAGAAATGCGCGATAATATCCTACAGTCCCGGTGCGCATCGGAATTACCGGACTATTTACTGTGTATGGAACTCTTATTAACTCCCTATAAACTTCGTGCACTCATCAGCGAGGAACTTACTCGGTCAGATAAGTCCGAAATTCGCGATATCATTTCTACGGAGCTTGACAAACGTTTTCGCTCTGCAGACTTTAAAAAGCTTTTGGCAGATGAAATTGGTAAAGTTATCAATGATAAGGCAACGAAGGAAGAGATCGGCGAGATAACCAAGAAAGTACTTAAGAAGCTTTATAAGGACATTTCATACCATCACCCCTACATTATCGATCGTATTAAGGTTTAAACTAACACTATGAATTCATTTTTCTATTTTCCATTGATGGGCACCGCTTTATTTGCCTTAATCAATAGCAACGGCCCTTCGACAAACTTTTCTGATAGCAAAGAGCTAAATGAAGTTTGTGATGTTGACTACTCTCGTTTGTCTGCAATTGCACTCTGCAAGATTGACGACCCGGACATGTCTTTCGAAGAAAAGGTACGAATCTGCACGTTGAAGATGCGCGTCACAAACCCGCCACCTAAGCTTTAAGTATTTTATTACATATATAGTATGTGGGTACATACGACTTTAAGATCGGCGATATCTTATACGATACGATTAGTAAGGATATCGGTATTCTTATTAGTCGGTTTGATAACGGCAATGTTATGCGAGAGCATGACTTTTATTTGTGGGTATGGGAAGTTTACTGGACACGTGAGCTTCACCAATTCTATTCGGAAGATGGGCTAAAAAATATGGTGACATCTGAGAGACTAATCCACTTTGGGAGCTTATAGTTGGTTGCACGTGCTAGTTAACGATGTTATACTGACTTTTAAAACAAAAAATTTAGGAAAAAAAATTGGACAGAAAAAATCGCGATTTAACTGATTCAACTTCGGATGTGCCGCCGACCGGGGCGCTTGTGTCTGCAAAAGTGTATGACGTCTCCGGTGCGGAGACTATTGCGAAGGGATTTATTCTTAAAACAATTGTCGGGGTCCAAACTTCGCTTTTCTCGACCCTTTCGATTTACCTCCTTGCTACCCACACTACTGAAACTATTTTTGCTAATCAAATTATAGAGGTTTTGTCTTACCCCGCGTAATTACTTTGTGGGTACCTTTTTCAAAAAAGCAAAAAAACTCTATGCCGGCCTGTGTTACGTGGCTTGGTTCGCAAACATATTTGTTCTTTTGGTGGGCACCGTTCATTCCAATAAAGAGCTTCAAATTCTTGCTTTAATCAATATGATTTTGCTTAGTTTTATTTTATTAAAAGACACAAACGAAAATTCGACATAGTTAGTAATAGGCGGGCGAAGAATTGAAGAACTTAATACTAGCTATTATGTGTTCCCTCGGGTGTGTCACGGATTACGGTATAGTAAAGGGTGGCGAAACAGAGTATGTATACGTCACAGAAACCGAAACAGTCACAGAAACTGTGACCGAAGAGATAGAGGTTCCTGTTTATATAGAAGTAGAAGTTCCTGTTTATATTGATACTGGGTTCGACGACCCTGGACTAATATGGGTAGATTCTTTCACGCAACCAAATACCGTAGATGGAATAGATATTCTTTGGGTTATCGATACTTCAGGCTCGATGCATCGTTTTGATTCACAATTGTTGTTAGGTATTGAAACTATGCTTTTAGCTTTGCCACCAACAAGCTGGCGGTTAGCGATGATTTCTAATGACCCAGCGCGCGCAGTTATGGAAAGCCAATTTCCGCTAGTCCCAGGTGACGATATATTGGATGCAGAGTCAATGTACTCAAGTATGGGCCGCGGCGGCAGAGAAGAGGGTTTTGACTCAGTATATGAGTATATTGTAAATAACCCTTATTCTGCTACGTGGATGAGACCAGATGCAGGTCTCCTGGTAGTATTTCTTTCTGATGAAGAAGAACAGAGTGATGATCACTTTATAGATACTGTTGACTTTATAAATTGGTACAGGAGCCTTCGTGGAGGTTCGGTCTTTATCGCAAGCATTATAAACTTAGATGCAACCGAATCTGTTTGTTTATTCCCTCCTAATCCAATTGATGTTGGTGCGCGCTATATGGATGCTACTAACTCTTTTGGTGGTAACATAATTGATATATGCTCTGATGATTGGACGGCCGGCGTTGCTGACGCTGCATCCTCGTTAGAGCCACATGAATCATGGACTTTAACACATACGGCGGAAGCAGATTCTGTACGTGTGTTTATAAATGGGGTTGTGCAAGACCCCGGGATGACTACGTGGCTTTATTCGCCCACTGATAATACAGTATACTTTTCCACTATTCCGGCCGGCTCTGCATTAGTGGAAATCGGATACAGGTATTATCCCACTACTACACCCACTGACACTGGGCCATAAGGAAAAAAATGAAATACTTAAAACTACTCTTGTTGATGATAATGTCAACGGTAGCATATGCTGCACCTGCCACTGGAACCTACTCGCCAGACAAACCTAATGAGACAATAAGCTCTAGCATGTCTTCTATAGAGACTAAAGTTAGAAGCGCTGCGGTACGAATTACAGTGCCATATACCGGTGGTCATGGCTCGGGCTCATATATTAAATACAAGGATATGCACATTGTGGTTACGGCGCAACATGTGTCAAATGGCGCTCTCGGGGCGAACTATCTTGTTACTTATAAACAAGAATCCCACATCGGAACATTGATTTACTCAGATCCACAAAACGATATAGCTATTTTATATCTTTTAACACCATTCCGTACAATCGAGCCTATGAAATATAATCCTCTCGAAGATGTTGCGGATGTTGGAACCAATATTGTCTATTCTGGATATCCTTCTAGCCACAAATTGATGTCTTTCACCGGAAGGGTGGCAGGATATGCAGATGGAGAAGGAGTTGGAAAACAAATTATTCTACAGACTTACGGATGGTTTGGGTGTTCTGGTTCTATGATTTATACTTTAAAGGGACAACAAGTTGGTGTACTATATGGTGTTGATGTCGAATATTATCCCAATACACAAGTTCAAGAGAACATGATCTGGGTTGTTCCAATTAATCAAGTTAAAATAGAAAAGGCTATTAAGGATTTTTGTTATGGATTCCCTGGCAAAAGACCAAAAGCGTGTAAATGAAATATAACTGGAATAAGTTTATTACAGAAGGTGAACTAAAAGCCGTAGGAATTGTTGCTTGTTTAAATAATAAGCAACAATTTTTGGTTATTAGGCGTTCAGATATCGATAGGCGAGCTGGCCAGTGGACCCTTCCTGGTGGGCATATCGATGAATTTGATGGTTCTATTGAAGCGGGGGCTGTCCGAGAGTTAGATGAAGAAGCAGGGTTAAGGTGTTCTATCTCTGATTTACAATATCTGGGGGAACCCAAGGAAGGGAAACACTATTTTTTGACTTTAAAATGGGATGGAGAGGTTAATGTAGACAAACCAAACCCTAAAACCGGCGATATTGAGCACGATGATTACCGATGGTCAACTATTAATGAGATAAAAGACATAGCTAATACCAAAATTCCGATCTATTTATTGGAGAAAGCTTTGGAGATGTCTAAAAATGAAACTGATTCTTGAAAATTGGCGATTATTTACCGAGTCGCATACGAAAGAACACGAAGAAGAACTTAAAACCATTGTTGGCGAGCTTGAAAAAGCCTCAGAGATGCATGCCGGCCAAGCAAAACGTATTCAGCAGATGCTTGATGAAACCGATGATGATAAGTTAGAAGAAGGTGAGGGGAAAAATTGTGGATGTGGACAAGATCCTTGTAAAACTTATGGGGTTCAGGTAAAGATTGGCGAAGATGAACTCGAAGAAAAGAAAAAACCAGGACTTTGGGCAAATATTGCCGCAAAGAAGAAAAGAATAAAAGCTGGTTCGGGAGAAAAGAAGGCAAAGCCCGGAGATAAAGATTATCCGGAGACCTTAGACATCGATGAAGACATCGATTCCATCATTGATGAAGAAATCGAAGCAGTCTTAGACGAAAAAAAGAAGAAAAAAAAGAAACCTTGTAAACCTTCCAAGGGAAAACGGTCTGCTAAACGTGTTAACGGCAAATGTCGCTCATTTGGACAAGCAGGAAAGGCAAAAGATGGCGGAGATCGTATTAGGCCCGGCACAAAAAAGGGTGATGCGTACTGTGCGCGTTCAGCGAAGATTAAAAAGTGTAAAAATCCGCCATGTGCCAACGCATTATCCCGCAAAAAGTGGAAATGTCGCGGATCCAAATCAATGAAGGAATAAAAAATATGTTTTTTATGGTAAAATGTGAGAAATGCCCCTCATGTGGTATGCCCTTGGTAGATGAAATGGTTTGTGATTACTGCGATTGGAGAAAAAATGCTAAATGATGAGCAAATCCTGTTAAAAACAGCACAATTACTAGAAAATTTAGGTGTTTCTGAACAAAAACCCGAAAAAATACTCCGGGAAGTCACCGAAGACGAGATGCGGGTGCTTGAAGACGTACTGGACGACTTAGATCCAGCTAATTTGCCTTTAAATGACCTTTTCAGTGGCAAGATGCGTGCTGTTATACCATTTCCGACCATTGATCCCTCCACAGAGCTTGGAAAGTTTGCAGAATTCTTCAGATCTCAAGAATATGATGTAGATTGGGAGAAAGGTATGGTATATGCCGAGCGTGATCTGCGCACAGTCGATGATTTACTGGGTACTTTGATTGATATGCAAGCAGGACAGCCCGAAAAGAAGAAAGTTAAGAAGATTCAGATGAAAATTGGTAAACTTTTCTCCAAATTAGCTGATTTAAGCCGAAGAAAAGACGAAATATACCAAAAAGTCTACAAACACATGGCGGATATCAACTATATGTTGCCAGATGGCGGAGGGGTCCGGACACCCCAACGCGTTACTAAGAAAATGCTGAAAGGAGCACTCGATGAGAAGGAATTGGAGAATTTTGAGAGAATTAACACTCAAATTTACTTATATGTCGTAAATCCGGGAGTTGCAGGACCTGCGGGCTACAATTTAACCGATTTAGCGACTGAATACGGCGAATATTGGAAAAAGAACGCCGGATATATCAAAAAAGAGATAAATAACATCGATAATGACAAATTTTCCATTATTATTACTCGACACCCGATAGATGTACTCAGAATGAGCGATTTTGACGAGATTACCTCTTGCCACTCTCCAGCTAGTCGTACAAATGCCTATCAATCGTACTACAAATGCGCTGTAGCCGAGGCTCAAGGTCACGGAGCCGTAGCATACGTGGTAGAGACAGAAGAGCTTCTGAGCGCCACTAATAC